ACAGAAGCAACGATGTAGCCCCAAATTTATTGAGTTGATAGAGGACATGATTGCAAATGCTTACAAGTGAAGAACAGAGTATCATTACCCAAATCCGAGAGATTCTTGATAAGTCTGATAATATTAGCAATGAAGATTTAGATATCATTCGGGGCTTGCTACCAAAGCTACCAGAAGATATTCAAGGCGATTATGGTGAGATATTCACGTTGATCGGACAAGGCATAGACTTATAACGCGGCAGAGCCGCAACCACGCAAACTAGAGGTGACGCATGGAAACTACTAACGAGCTACCAATTGAAGACGCAGACAAGTCAAAACTGCAAAGTGACATTGACTCAACGATTGAGGCAAAAGTACAAGAGAGGTTAGACCAAGAGATTGCTGGTCTAAAATCGAAAAACGATGAATTGTTAGCTGAAAAGAAGGCGATTCAAAAAGCAAAGGAAGAATCAGATGCCAAAGCACGTCATGAAAGGGAAAAGCAAGCCCAAGAAAACGGCCAATACAAAGAACTCTATGAAAGCCAAAAAGCAGAAAATGATTCGCTCGGGGTACGGCTCAAAGAGATGATGGAAAACCAGCAACGACAGACCATCAAGTCTGAGGCGTTGCGACTTGCAGGTACGTTGACAAAAGACGTTCAAAAGGCCAAACTTCTAGAAAAGGAGATCAGCCAGAGGCTGACCCTTGTAGATAATGAAATCCGAGTAACTGACGATAACGGTCAGTTGACGGTGTCATCTTTGGATGACCTGAGTGCTAAGATAAAAACGGAATATTCGTTTTTAGTTGACGGCATTCAATCTCAGGGTGGCGGGGCTACCCGAAGCATTGGCGGGGCTAGTGTTGAAGTTCAAGAAATGAGCCGGAGCCAGTTCGATGAATTGTCGCAAAAAGACAGAGCCTTATTCGTTCGTGGCAAAGGGAAAATTGTAAACGAATGAAGGAGTAGCCCCACATGGCTAACGTATTAACAGACCTCGCCGCCGATATTTATGTAGCGGCTGACGTAGTAGGACGAGAGCTTGTTGGCTTCATTCCTGCTGTTACAATCAACGCAAATGGTTCAGAACGTGCCGCAAAAGGTGACGTTGTACGAGCCGCATTCACCCGCGAATCCACTGTTGGTGATGTCACCGAATCAATGACCATTCCTCAAGGGACTGATCAGACGGTTGACAACAAGACACTGACGATCAACAAGTCTCGCGCTGTCCAAATCCCATTCACTGGTGAAGATGTTCTCCACTTGAATAATGGTGTTGGATACGAAACAGTCTACGGTGACATGATCGCTCAAGCGATGAGAGCTTTGACGAATGAGATGGAAGTTGAGATTGCTACACAGGCAAAGAACTCAGCGTCTAGAGCTTTCGGTACGGCTGGCACGACACCATTCGGGTCAAACTTCAACGAGGTTGCAGAGTTACGACAGATTCTTGTCGATAACGGTATGCCGCCTAATGACGGACAAGCAAGTCTGGTCTTGAATACCTTGGCTGGAACAAACCTACGTCAACTTGCAACATTGCAATCAGTCAATCAGGCTGGCAACGATACGCTGTTACGCCAAGGCACTTTGCTTGATTTGCAAGGTTTAGCCGTTCGTGAGTCAGCGCAAGTGCAAGCGCACACCAAAGGTGCTGGTACTGGCTACGACATCAACAACGGATCAGGCGAAGTCGTTGGTCAAACAACTCTGACCCTAGACGGTGGTACTGTGAACACGACAGGCATCATCGCTGGAGATATCGTCACGTTTGCTGGTGACTCAATCAACAAGTATGTTGTCAATACTGGATTGGTAGCCACTGGTGGTGATATCGTGATTGGTTCGCCCGGTATCCGATCTACTGTAGCTGATGCGACTGAGATGACGATTGGTAATGACTACACAGCTAACGTAGCCTTCCATCGTCGAGCGATTGAGCTTGCAGTTCGCGCTCCGGCAGTACCGGAAGGTGGAGACAATGCTGATGATTCGATCACGGTGCAAGACCCTAATAGTGGAATCGTTTATGAAATTCGATTCTATAAAGGATATCGCAAGGCCATGATTGAAGTTTCTGTAGCGTTTGGCGTGAAGTGCTGGAAACCAGACTTTATCGCAACTCTGCTAGGCTAAAACCAGACGGGGGCTTGTCCCCCGTTTTACTTGAGCCGATTCGTGGAGTTCTGCTAGTTCGCCCGAGTCGGTTCAACTAAAGGAATAAATGATGGCTGAATCAAAAACCAAGAAAGTCGTTGAAGACGAAAACCCAAACCTCGTCACGCTAGTCGATGATGACGGTCGTATCGTTAAAGTCGATCCATGCATGGTCGATGCCTACAAGACTAACGGCTTCAAGGAGCAGAAAAAATGAGCCTTGTGGTTGAGGATGGATCTGTCGTCAGTGGTGCGAATACTTACGTTTCACTGCAAAACTTTAAGGATTGGGCTACGTTAAGAAACCTGACTTACGGTAACGATGCGTCAGTGACTCAATCGATCTATCGCGCTATGGATTTCTTTGAGCGTCAAACTTTTATCGGATTCAAGGCAAACGAAGACCAACCTTTGCAGTGGCCTAGGACGGAAGCCATGATCGATGGTTACTATGCCGATGCCACTGAGATACCTAACGATGTCAAACTCTCTCTGTATGAGGCAATCTTTGTTCAGGAGTCAGGCAACAGCCACTTGAACACTGAGGATCGGAAGACTTTACGAGAGAAAGTTGGCGATATTGAGGTTACCTATGCAAACAACAGCGAGAACCGTGTAACCACTCCGGCTCTGACATTTGCACTCAGCAAGATTGTACGACCAGCGTTTGAGGTGATGAGGTCGTGAGCTTTTCATACGATACGCTAGAGAAGAAAGCGACATCGTTAATCAAGAGTTTCGGACGAGAGCTTACATTTACCAGAACGTCCAAAGGCTCATACAACACCGCAACAGGTAAGACGAGTGATTCTACTAGTACGTTTAGCAAGTTTTGTTGTGTGTTCAACTACAATGATGCAGAAATAGATGGAACTACAGTACAGCAAGGTGATCGACGCATCCTATCAGAGCCGCACACTTATGTCCTCAATGACACAGTATCTCTGGATAGTAAGGTGTTTCGGGTCATAGGAATCAATGAGCGCAAACCATCTGATACTTTGGTTTCAGTCGATCTACAGGTGAGAGCATGAGCCTCGGTCAAGATTTAAATCGGTTCACAGTCAAAGTGACAGAAGCAAGTGAAGAGAAAATACGAGGGAACTTGCTATCCTTCACAAAACTTGTGATCGAGCAAACGCCCGTGGATACGGGAAGATTGCGGGGTAACTGGCAATCGAGCATCAACCAAGCCAAACTCTCACAGATAACAACACAGCAAAAAGGGCTGAGTGGTGCGGCATCAAACCAAGCGCAAAAGGCACTAGCTCAGTTTGAACTTGGAGATATTTTCTTCTTCACTAATAATCTGCCCTATGCAAGAGCCGTTGAGTTTGGCCTGTACCCTAACCCTCCAAAAAAAGGCGAGGGTAAGACAGTCGGTGGATTCTCAAAACTCGCTCCGCAAGGCATGGTAAGACCATACTTTCGCGCACTTGTTCGGGCTTTGCAGTCGTGAGTACCGTATTCAACGATGTCCAATCCGCGCTCGATGCTCGACTAGCAAGTATGTCCGGCAGTTTGGATATCGCTTTCCCAAACATTCCATACGAACCAGCGGCGAATGAAAGTTATCTCAGAGCGAATTTTCTTCCGGCTGATGTCGTTCAGGCGGCTCTGGGAGCATCAGGCAAAGACAGAATTGATGGCGTGTATCAGGTTGATGTGTTTACCGTAGCAGGGACAGGGCGTACAAATATCCCCGACACGATTGCAGATCATTTCAAACGTGGCACAAATTTGACGTACAATAGCAACACGGTTCGGATTATCAACGTGTCTATTAATCCGGCAATCATTAGTGGTAGTTGGCAAGCAGTGCCAGTATCCATTAACTTTTACTCATACATGACGGCGAGGTAACAACTCATGGCAATTGCAAACGGAGCGCAACATTCGCTGTTTTATGTTGCAGAATCAACCTATGGGACTACTCCTAATAGCCCTACCTATACACCGATCCCGCATACGGCGACGACGATTGGCATGACAAAGGATGGTATTGAGTCGGAAAAGCTCAGAGGTGATCGACAAGTCGAAGACTTCCGACATGGCAACAAGACAATCGGAGGAGATATTTCATCTGAATTGGAATACGGTGCTTTCGATGAATTGATTCAGGCTGTGATGTGCGGATCATTTAACACCAATGTATTGATATCCGGTAACACGAGACGGTCATTTACGCTTGAGCGTCGATTCTTGGACTTAGCCACACCTGAATATCATCGATTTACAGGCGTTGAGTTCAACACGCTAACTTTGAGTGTGGCTCCAAACGCGATGGTCGGCATGACTATGGGAATTGTCGGACAAAACATGACGCTGAACACTGGCACTATCGCGGGTGCAAGTGACAATGCTGATGTTGGTAAGACTCCATTTGACTCGTTTACTGGTGCGATTACAGAAGGCGGAAGCACGATTGCGACAGTCACTGAGATGGAATTGACTATCGAAAACGGGCTAGAGCCTTTATTCTCTGTCGGGTCGCAGTTGACCAACCAACCATCGATTGGTAAATCACGAGTCACTGGTACATTGGGATTGTACTTTGACAGCAAAACAGTGTTAGAAAAGTTCGTCAACGAGACAGAATCAGCAATCATTCTGACCTTGACTGATGTTCTTGGGAATGACTATCTGTTCAATCTGCCAAGAATCAAATATAACGCTGGTCAGCCTGATGTATCAGGCGAGGGAGCGATCACTTTATCAATGCCTTTTGTCGCGTTATTCAGCGATGCAACCAACCAGCAATTAAAAATTACAAGGCAACCAGCCTAATATGAAGGAACTAGCAAATGGAACTAGCACACTTGAAAACAGCGGAAACGCACGATGATGGCGCGGATGTCACAATTCTTTCGCCAATCGATGGCAATCCTACGGACGTTATTATCCGCATCAAAGGCATGGATTCAAAAACTTGGCGAGAAGCTAAAAAGAATCAGACACAAAAAATAATTGATGCACGAGCAGATAACAAAATGAATGCTCTGGATTATGATTTGATGGACGCAGAAGCACTAGCAGAAGCAACGATCTCATGGTCGAACATCACAAAAGACGGGAAGAAATACGAGTTTAATCGACAAAATGCAGTCAATCTGTATGCGAATGCTCCTGATATCAAAGATCAACTATTAGCCTTTCTGGGTAACAGAGCCAATTTTATCAGCGGCTGATTGATGAGTTTGTCCGTTTTGGACGTTATTGCTTTTGGATCAACTCATGTCCAGAAGGCTCAAAGGTCAGTCGATACGATGCACTCAAACAAGTCGAGAAAAGTACAGGCAAAACACCGCCTGATCTTGTCAACGCTCCTACCCTGTCCGATTGTCACAATGACGTATGGAAAGCCTATACGACTCTCAGCGTGTTTACTTATCAAGAGATCGATGCGTATGTACGTTTGACAGGTTTATTACTGACACCGTGGGAAATTGAGGCCATAATGACACTTAGTCAGTATCGTGAGAGTGAACCACAATGGCCGATTTAGCTACCCTTGTCGTCAAAGCAGATACCTCGCAAGTCAAAAAAGCCACAGGCGATCTTGATAAGTTAACAAAGGGCGGCAAACGTGCGGATCAAGTTTTCGGACGCATGGGAGATGCTTTTGAAGATGCCGCACAAGGATCAGCTAGGGCTGGTCGTGGATTTGGCACGATGGGTCGAGGTGCTGGTCAGGCGGGTATTCAGGTTCAACAATTCGTCGGTCAGGTTCAAGCTGGCACAAATCCAATGCTAGCTCTTTCTCAGCAAGCCGCTGACTTAGGTATTGTTTTAGGACTTCCGCTTGTTGGTGCTGTTGCTGGCTTGGCGGCATCACTTGGAATGGTTTTGCTCCCTGCACTATTCAAGAGCAAGCAGGGATTGGAAGATCTACTGGAAACAGCAGACGAATTAGACATTAGTCTGGCATCTGAAGCACCTGCATTATTCGCACAACAGCAAAAAATATTAGAAAAGGAAGTCAAGGCCGCACAAAAAGCCCTTGCTGAAGGTACGAAAACTTTAGAGGAAAACACAGAGAAAACTACTGAACTCAGTCAAAAAACAGAGGAACGGGGCAGGAACGCGAAAGGGACTGCACTAGCC